TGGGAAAAAATTGGTCATGTTTTCCTAGGCAATCCTCACAACATTGCTACTCTGGCAATGCAGCGAATGATGATTGGCGCTGTAGCTAGGGCTTACAACCCTGGTTGCTCTATGTCTTGGCTACCAATTCTTGTTGGTGCACAGGGCGTAGGTAAGTCAATGCTTGCTCGCAATTTAGTACCACCTGCTCTGTTCTCAGAAGTCACCACACCGTTGGAGACACTGATGAAAGAGCAGTACAGGCTCCACGTTGCGTGGTTGCTTGAGCTGCCTGAGATTGATAACTATTTCAATACCAGAAACATTGAGAACTTTAAGAACCTAATTACTACTCGTTGCGACGAGACACGTAGGCCTTACGCCAGCTTGCCTGAGCGTATGCACCGTAGGTTTGTTCTCATTGGTACTACTAACCGTAACCAGTTCCTAGTAGACAGCACGGGCAACCGTCGCTTTGTACCACTAGAGATTGGCGCTGGCTTCCAGATTCCTTGGAAGCAGTTGGTTGAACAACGTGACTCACTGTGGGCTGCAGCAGTTGCTGCTTACCGAAGTGGTCAAGACTATGAGTTCAACAGCGGTGAGATTGCAGCTATCTCTGAATACATTCAAGAGTTCGGTGATCCCGACCCTTGGATGGATAAGATTTCATCTTATGTTTCTATCCGTAGTGAAGTCACTGCTGCTGAAGTATTGACTCACGCTCTTGATCTTGACCCTCGTAGTCAAGGCAGACGTGAATCAAAACGAGTAGCTGACTGTCTACAAGCAATGGCGTGGCGACGATTAGTCACCTCCCGTAAGGATGAAGCAACAGGTCGCTCACGTTCTGTACGTGTATGGCAACGACCTAAAGATGATCCACTTCTTGAGGAACATATCCTCAACGACTTCTAATCAATACCTAATTAAATCAAATGAAAGTTTCAGATATCTCATTGGGCCTTCGTGTCCGTGTGGCTACTAATGGAATGACTGCACTAGTTGTGGGCAAACCTGAGTACTACACCCCCAGGGCTAAGCTTGTTCGTATAAAGTATGAGAACAGCACGCGTTATGAATACATGATTAATCATCAGCTAACGGCATTGCCTACTGAAGATCAGTATCCAGCTAACGGTGGCAATTATGTAAAACCTGAGAATACTTTTTGAGTTATGAGTGAAGCACAACCATCGCGAAAGGTAGGTGGCCATGGCTACGGTAGAAGATCCAGTAACCTCTCAAACACAGCAGAAGAAGGCGAGCTTTGTATCTACACCGGTCACTCGATCGGTAGATTCTCTGGCCATTCGATGCGCTTTGACAGTCACCAGGCTTGTACTCGATGTGTTGCTGCTGCTCGGGAAGGTCGAATGTCATTTGACATCGATCGGCTTCTTAAAAGAGAACGTAAGAGGGCGCTCAAATTCTGGAGTCAAGTAGACATCAGTGATCCTGACGAGTGCTGGATGTGGAATGGGTGCATTAATAAACGAACCAAGCAGCCACAGTTTGCTTGGAGACGTCACGGGATTAGTAGCTCTACACAGCATCACCCACAGCGTGTTGCGATGTGGTTCTCCTGGGGCGACCTCGGGTACACCGGGGTTAAAACAACATGTGGCAACAAATACTGTTGCAATCCCTTCCACTTGATTCCACAGAACGTTGGCGTCTTTGTTGACAACGACAGCTACATGGAATCATTTGAACTGGCATGCCAGCTCCACACACTCAAGCAGCAGGTTGCTGAGTACATGATTGAGCAAGCACTCAAACAAGAGATGCTTGACCAGTCAGCTGACATTGACGGCAGAGCAGACCTAGTACTCAACCCGAACACTGAGTTCGGTGATCGCTTCGAAGCTGTGATGACTGACCTACTTACTGGCAATCACATCACACAAACTGATCCTGATCAACCCGGCTTGTACCGTAAACCTACTGACACAACTGAAGAACCTGAAGAGTTCTAACCCCACGTTATTAATTAATAACGCTTATCCTAATTACAGAGTCATTTAAATATGTCTAGACGCACAGATCTACTTCAGAAACTTGTTCAATCTGACAAGTTCGGAGACGATAAAAAACAAGAGCAACAATTCCTGATGGCTACTGCAGAGTTAATTCTCTGTGACCTAGTCAACGTCGCCCTAGCTGGTGTCGAAAAGAAAGGAGCAGGCTCTCTTGTAATCAATCTGCTTAACGACTCATCGACATTTATGTCTGGTGATGCGATTGAGTTTGATCTACGTGTAGCTGAACGTGAAGAAGACGAGGACATCCTTGAGTTCCTACGGGGTCTGATGGAAGAAATCGATGGTAATGACTGGAACAAGAATGTATTAATTACCTTGATTAGTGATGCTGGAACAAGAACATTTGCTGTCGAAGCAGGAGGGAGCCAAGAGAGCCTCCGAGCGCTTGCAGAAGAATTTATCGGATAAGCTCAAGGCTCAAGGTCTAAAGCTACCTCTGTATCCCACACCTCAAATCATTGAGCGTGCGCGATCTGTCATGGGTGGCATTGACTTTGACCCTACTTCTGATCCTGTTCAACAAGTACTAGTGAATGCAACATCTGTTCCTTCACTAGAGATCAACCCTTTACAAGAGCACTGGCACGGTAACGTGTGGGTCTCTCCTAAAGGGGCTGTACGTAACTCACGTATCTGGTTTAATAAAACTGTTAATGAATACCGTAATGGACATATCAAAAGTTTCTTCTTCTTCACCAGTGCTTCAGAGCTGCTCCGTGCAGCACCAGTGGCGTGGGACTATCCAGTCTGCATTCCATTCAAGCGAGTCAAGCAGCTTAAGGCTACAAGTGATGGCTTTGAACCAGTCTGCCCATCAACTTGGAACTTCATTGTCTACGGTCCACCGACTGAGGATGTGATCTCAGACATTGATAAAGTCACACTCTTCTATGACACCTTCCGTGACATTGGCAGAGTAATTTTTAATGAGTTTGCTGGCGACAACTGGGCTAGAGATCTCTCATTCTATGAACAAAATAAAGGAGAGGTCTAATGCATAAGAATTTAAATAAGGAACTGCTAGTCAAACTACCCTCTGGAAATGTAGTACATCCTGCTCGTCTCATACATAAGGATGGAACACTGATGTGGAAGCACGCTATGACTGACTGTGTTATCCCTGCAACGGAAGCACAAGAACAGCACATAGTAAAAACTGCTCAGCGCCTAGAGGAACTGAACAGTTGGGTATCACGTGAGTTAGATGTGTGGCAATGCCTTGTACCTATTCACTGGTATTCACCTACTAACGACGAATTATCTACAGGCTACTCAGTATATTTCAAGCACGCCGTCTACGATAATGAACACACCTATGACTGCCTTGCTCCTCACGTACTGCCACACGAGACGCTTAGCATCTGCGAAAACTTTTTACTGTTTAAGAGATGCTAGCCGCGACCTAACGGTCGCTTTGTCATTCTAGCGAGTCTATTAGTCTCCTTAGATACCACTCAGCCTTCTTCGCATCTTCCACAGGACTATCCTTTAGCCACAGTCTCAAGATGTACTTAAGCACCTGTGCTTGAAGCAATCCTTTCTGCGGTGTAGGAGCAGTACTAATTGCATCTTCAATGATGTCAATTGCTTCCATCCTGCCTGATGTGTAATGCGATGGTGAGTTCACACGATCGTCTGGAATAAATCCAGTACTTGTGATGTTGTTCTTAGGACCTAATCCCATCATTGGCTTAACTTGCCAACCGCCACCATCTTTCTGCATGCCTTTCTTTTCATAGCTTTCAGAAAGACTTAACCACTTGTCATTGTTTGCATGTGGACCTTCGAGTTTTAAATGAGGGATACCGTTTCGCTTTCCCCATAGCAACTCATCTGTTGCTTTACGGAACTCTTCATCTTCGTCCCACTCTTGTCCAGTCCACATGTCAAACTTCTTGTATTCGTTCTTGAATTCTTCGTAATCCATGTATCGCATTTGTTGACTTCACTACCTAATATAGGAGTATAAATATAGTTATGAGAGATATGACCGCACCATTTAGTGACCCCAGTTATATTAAAAATAAAGAGCGATACTTCATGGAAGTAGCTCGCACAATCGCAACTGCATCAACGCATCCCACGGTTCCCGGTGGCTGTGTACTGATCCGTGACAAAGAGATTATTGGTGACGGACGCTCTGTTCTATGTAGCTCCAAGGTAGAAATTGACTGTATTACTTACGCCATTGGCACTTGTGCAAAACGTGGTACTCCTACAGCTGGTGCTGTTATCTATAGCACTCGTTATCCATTTGCATCATCTGTATTTCAAGCGTGGCTAATGGGCATCCGTAAGTTCATTGTCCTTGCACATGAATGGGAGCCTTACTACAAAGATGAATTCAGACGAGCAGCAAGACTTGCACGTGAACTGTGCATAGCCATTGAACCATTGTTCGATGATGAACTAACTAAGCGGGTATCTAGCTCCGCTCATACGCTAGACGAATTTGATCCAACTGATACTAATAAACACGATGACGAATAAACTACTGTTTGACATTGAATCCACCGGCTTGCTTCGTCAGGGTTCTACTATCCATTGCATTGTTGTCCGTGACAGCAATGATGGCGAGACACAAGTCTTTGACTACAAACCTGAGCGTGCTGTTGTTCAAGGCGTCAAGCTTCTTGAGCGTGCTGATGCACTCATCGGCCACAACATCATCAACTATGACATCCCTCTGCTCAAAGAGCAGTATCCTGACTTCAAACCTGTAGGTGAAGTGCTAGACACCCTAGTCCTCAGTCGTTTGTATTATCCCAATATCATTGATAGGGACTACGAACGTCGTCCTCAGGGCATGCCACAGCGTCTCTATGGACGCCATAGCCTTGAGTCATGGGGCTACCGTCTCAAGTGCTTCAAAGGTGACTTTGGCAAGCACCAAGGCAGCTGGGAAAAATACACCCCAGAGATGCTCGACTACTGCATTCAAGATACAGAAGTCACACTCAAGTTATATCAACTACTACAACGTCGCATGGAGACTTACCAATGAAAACACCAGGAAAAAATGATCCGCTTACTCATGAAGAAATGTCTGGAGCTGCTTCCAGATTCCAAGAACTCTACGCCGTGGTTGCCGACAAGTTCCCTTCTGCATCTGTAGAAGAAGTACTCAAGATTATGGAGAGCTGCGCTAAGCTTGCACACAAAGAACGTGGCGACAAGATTAAAGCTGAAGTTGATGAGCGCTTTGGCTTTGTAAAAGATACCGAGGAATTAGATAATGCTTGATTACGTCAAACTAGAAATGCGTATGGCAGAGCTGATGGCACAGCAAGAAGCCAGCGGCTTTCGCTTTGACATGGATGCTGC